GGTACGCCGTAACATGCGTGTCGTCCTCGACCCACTTCTCCCAAGGTATAGGGAGTGGCAGGTCATAGGTCGCGACGCATGGAGCCGGATTAGCCGATAGATGCTTCGCAGCTTCTATCCGCCAATTGGGGTCCTTCCTCACGGAAGATCCCAACAGAGACGCAACTCGTTGCATCTCATCCCAACCCGGAAGGCTGGCACATTTAGTGCGAGTCCTGGCCATCCACGAATATATTTCGTAGCACTGAGTACTCGGACGCCGAGGGTCTTTTGGACCGTCAAGCGATAACCGAGTGCGAAAGTGCAAACGTTTGTTTTCGTCAATGGCGTTCTTCCGGCTATCAACCAGGCCGATTACCTCCCCAGGTGAGTCCCCGGGAACATAAGGTGTTCTCCTTATGCTCTGGATATGATCCTGAAGGTAGTCGCATAGGTTGTAGAAGCCCCTGGCTTCCGCCGCGTTGTGAAACGCGACGTAACTAAGGTACTCCGTACCGATTAAGCGTGATGACCATACAGGTCTCAATCTGAGAGGAGTGACAATGATGCCTTTGTAGGCATCAACTCCGCAGGATTCTCGGAAGAATCCGCCTGTACAGCATTTAGCTTCATTGAACTGGAGTCCAAATAAAGGCAAATACTGTCGTACTATAGCATGGTCTTCGCTATGTACGATGATATCATCGCCGTAAACATAAACACCCATACTGCGGAAGTGCTTCCAGTCTCTCAATTGAGAGCCTAAGAAATGCGCGCCGTATTTATGCTTATGCCACATGATGGCAGCGGTTGACAGTGCCCAAAAGATGAGCGCCTCAACGGGAAAGCAAACTGCTGATCCCATTGGAGCAAACTTCTTCAAGTACACAACCTGCCCGTCAGGAAGTTTCGTACTATCTGATCGACACGCGAATAGCGCGTCGAACCAGAGAGGAGGGAATAGCGCTTTTACAAGCGCTAAACCCACCCTGTCCGAGGCTTCCTTCATATCAAGTGTTGCATAGGTCCCGTTTACGGACCCATCGAGTGCCAGTCGCTGATTCACGGTTTGATCCGTGAAGTTCACGAGACCCCGGGTTAACTTATGCTGTTCTATGGTTTTAACCAAGACACGCATGAGTCCCTGCTGGATCCACTGGTACTCTAATGGTTCACATGATATTAACCGAGGGCCTCTCGAATCCTTGGGAACGAGTACGACTTTCGCCGTACCCGCATCAAGTTCCGGGAGACTCAGAAACTGTGACAGTTGGTCGCACAGGTGAGTAGTATTAAAGAAGAACCATTGATCATAAGGGAACTGATCAGCTAACCGCTGATAGTATCTTTTGAATCGAGGTTTTTCCCACGCTTTCTCACCCGTCGCAACCGCCCCAGGACCATGTTTAGGCCAAAATAACTTTGACCTAAATGGATCGATATCCGCAAGGACACGCCAGACGAGAGTCTGAGCGCTCTTGAGAATTTGATCCGAATCATGGGTAATGGAGAGGTCGTTAACAGAGTTAACAACTTTTTCATCAGTTTCTAAGAACAGTTGGATGGTTTCATCCTTCTGCTCCTCGGTCGGCGGTAGATTCAACTTGTAAAACAAGTACGATATCTGCCGAATTGCCTTCACTGCCTGTGGGGACGCATCACTGCGTTCCCTGCCGTCAGACCCAAACACTTGCTTGAAGACATCGTGCATAAAGCACGGTAGCTTCGAGGCTTTCCGGAGTTTAAAACCGGTAACCTCTAGAGCAGTGTCAGTGGCTAGAGCTTTATCAAGGCTCTTGCCAAGTAGGGGTAGCGTTCTTGTCAAGAACGATATCCCCTCATTCTTGAGACGATTTCGAATTTCTTCGATATCGCGCTCGAGCTCAGAGTCTGATCGACCGCAGGTAAGTGCCACGTCTCGCGACGTAGCTGTGATAAGTCCTTCATAGAAGGATAAATGCAGAGCGGGCTTATACATCCCGATGCGTTGATCCCCCTTGGAGGACCGGCTTTTCACTTTTGCCATAGATATTATTCTATTGGTTAGAGTCCAGCCAGATTATCATATGCTACATCGCATACCCATAGCATTCCAATACCCGTCATCACCAGGCAGGGATCCTCCTACTACTTGCGGAGCGCCGAAAGGCGACGCTTGCGGTAGAGAGGTTTTCCACCTTTAGAGGCTTTAGGCCTCTTGGTTCAAGAGTTTGTCGAGCTGACCGGACGCCACGAGAACGTGGAGAAGGCCGCCCAACAGTGTCTTGAGAACCGTGTCGGTAATCGCACCACCCGATTGGATGGGGCGATCGAGAACGAGGTACGCGGACGCACTGGGCGTGACACCACCGGTATCAGCGATATCGGTGTTCACAGCCTTGTAGTCCATGCGGACCACGCTCCGGCAGCGTTGGTTAAACCCGGTACCATTCACAGTATGACCAATGGTCAAAGTCTGTGGGGTGGTATTCGCAGTTGCAGCAACGCGCCGCACGATGGATGACGAATTACCCGTCCCAGTTATCTGGGCGAAGGTAGTTGCCCCGGAAGATCCGGGGAGGGTAATGGACCCCGCATTGGAGGTCACACTCAGGTCTGCTGTTAGCATAGGTTCTGACTTATCGTTAGAGTTTGTGTTCAGTGGACAGCTACAATTGATGAGCCCTTATGAATATCCATTTCTTGAAAAAGAATGGCATAGGAACACACAGTGTAACTGGTTACTATCGGCGCCGCGGAGTAGGAATAGTCCTACCCAGCGACGATAGATAGCGATTATACTTGCCAAGGCCTGTCTGAGCTAAGAGTAGACTGCCCGCAAGGGCAGCTTGTCTTAACTTAGGAGCCTTGACCTGTGCCGCGTGGATACTTGGGGTTGCCAAGACGCGGGAATATGAAGCTCGAGTACCTCTATACACCGGAATCCAACCAACTGATGTCGGCGACTGCGCAGCAATGCGCGTCGCACTAGACACCAAAGTTGGATCCGTCGCATAAGAGCACTCTACTTCAGCCTCCTTGACCCACTTGAAAGAGTGGCAAAAGTCAAGAAGCGTTACATTGATAGGATAGTTATCCCGAGCAAAAGAACTCAGGAAACCGGAGACGTCGACTACCCAGTCGACGACAAAGGAGAAAGGTATAGCGTTCCATAGAATCCCGGGGTCCAATCGGACCCCAAGGGCATCTAGGTGACCATAGATCTTCTCCAACGGACTATCCATCAACGGCAAGGTATAGATATACCTCATCGTTGCATGATAGACTGGTCGCAAGCGCCATCTACTACGTCTTTTAAGCGTAATATTTGAACGCTGGCCGCCTGCCCCTTGCCAATCCGATATCAGACCAGAGGTCCAAGATACCGA